TGGTAACCCAGGGCCTTCTCGGTGGGGTACTTGCGGGTGCTCTCGTAGTCCTTCTCGATGACCCGGCGGTCAATGATGAGCCGGTGCTGGTTCATCACGGGTTCCAAGGTGTCAATGATCCGTCGTTCCTTCTGGATCGAGTGCCTGACACCCTCCACGGTCACCGGGTGGGTCTTCATCAAGTACGGCTTCAGCAGCTCATCGAACATGCCGTCACCGAAGTTGGACTCCACAATCAGGTGATTGACCTTGTGGTCCTTGGCCGTTTGGGCAATCTCGGACAAAGTCTCCGGGGAATACCCTCCCAGGAGCCCTCCGCAGGCCGTAACGTACAGGAACCCGTTAAGCATCTTTACGACCGCGTAGGCCGTTTCGTCGCTTCCCCGGCCCGAGGGGTCCACCGCCATCACGGAGCCCGTATAGGGCATCCAGGAGCCTATAAACGCCATTGGCCTGTAGTAGCGGTCTCCGTTGAACCCGACACATGGCAAATCGGTCAGAACCAGACTGGGGTCTCCGGCCCATACCGGCTTCTCCGGGGCAGCATCCCCGTTCATGGACATGACCATCAGGTCGGTCAACTTCAGGGGATACCTGTCGTAGTCAGACAGGCTGGTATCCAGCATGAACTGGAGGTTGAACCCAGAGCGACCATAGGCAGCCTCGCGTTCCCTCAGCTCGTGGTCGTCAAACCGCCTAGGATCGACCGGGGTGCCCTCAAGTTCAGGGGTGGCCTCCATGGCCTTGGAGATGTCCGGGGCCAACCTGGAGCCATATGCGGTCCTCTGCTTGGCATCAGGGTACCTCGCCGGCCATACCCTGATCTCATATCCACGTTCCGGGAGCAGATTGTAGATACTTTGGTCAGTTTGGGGGGTACCGAGGTAGACAATGTGCCCACCCGGCTTGACCACGGCCTCAAACTCCTTGATGGTCTCAGCCAGTTTGTCTCGAAGGGTGACTGTAACGGAGTTATTCAAACTCTCTACGTCGTCAGCAATGATCAAGTCAGCTCGGCTACCCGTGATCTGCGAGGTAATGCCTTTGGACACCACGGATGGCGCATGGCTAGCCGAGGCCGGCCCAACGTCAAAGGCAACCTTGGAACTTCTTTGGTTCTCCTTGGGCCTCAGGTGCTGCAACAGCGGCATCTCATCGATGAGACGCAGTGTGAAGGTCGAGAAGTCGTCGGATCGCTGCTTGCTGGCAGAGACCACCAGGATGTTCTTGTTGGGATCCAGCAGTAGCGTATGGACTACATACGCCGAGGTGATCCAACTCTTGCCAACACCACGGAAAGCCTCGATGATTCGACGCTTCGGGCCGTTCTGTAGGTACTCCGCGATCTGATACTGAGTTTCGGTCGGCTCAGGAAGCCCTAGGTGACCCCAACACAGGAACAGAAAGTTGCGAAAGTCCTTGAGACGGACATCAATCAAGCGGCTTCCTCTTCAGGCGCCACGAATGGCAGCGTCTTGGCAAGGTTCAGCAGGGGTTCACTCTGACTAGCCAGGGCGTCAATGCCGTTGTCCTTGAGGAACTGGCGAGCCACAGACAGGTCAGCAGCAGTTGCGGTTCCCTCCTGGATCCGCCGAAGCAGATCCGCGGCCAAAGCCGTGTGGAGGGAACCGAGGGTCTTCTGAAGTTCTTTGTCCATTGTCAAACCTTCCGCAGGACCATGTTAAGTACACCTCCAGCCACTGCTCCAACGAGAGCCGCAGCTCCGAGAAAGGTACCCCTGGAGTGCTCCAGGCTCCTTAGCCGCTCATCGTGCTCCTTGAGTTCCTCTTGCTGAACGTGTTGCATCTGAATGAGTGCGTCCATCTTACCCTCGAGACGCCCGAGAGCCAGAAACAACTCGTCATTCACGGCACGGCCACCACATTGACATTGGCCTTGATGATGTAGTTCAGGATGTAGGTGGGCTGAAGATTGTTGTTGTCCTGAACAATCACATCACCAGTTCCTGACAGAGAGGCTTCACCCGTATTCAATTCCATGACTCCGCCCTTGGCTCCGAGTGTATTTGGGTTTTCACCCAAGAACGCCTCATCAAGAACTCCAGCTGCTGTTCCACCCATGTTGTCTCGACCAGCAACAACTCGTCCGCGAAGATCAGGAAGCAAGAAATTGGAGCTATTTGTGGAGCCGTACTGAGTGCCAAGAATTGCGAACAGTTCTGCATATACAGTTCGGCTAAGAGACTGACCGTAGCACAGCAGCCATCCGGTTGGAACATTTGTCCCAGGAAATGGAAGGATCACTCCAATTGGAAGCGTGCTGTAACCAACGTTTTGATAACCAGTGGACGAACCACCGGCCAACTCGCTGAGAGCATTGGCGGTCTTGAGGAGACCTTTGGTCATCTGCGGATCGATGAAATTAAGAGGCATGTCTTTACTCCTTAAGCCGTTCTAGTAAAGATCCACACAGCTGTAATGTAGTACTGAATGGATTGAGCTGCCGAAAACGTCGCTGTTGATGCGGTAATCCCGGAGGATGAACTTGAAATTTGCACAAGATTCCAAGTTTGACCAGTTGGTGGTGTCAAACTGTAATTCGCATAGTTATTTCCAAAACTTATTAGAGTTGCAGTAAAACCGGGTGGAACGGATGGAGCTACAAACGCAGAAACTCCTCCAACTCTTGTTTGACTATCCACATACGCTTTGTTCGTCAGATGAGTTGACCCAGTTGGAGCAGTTCCACAGGTTGGTGGATTTGAAAATGCTGCCGATGTCCCACCAGCAGTGAGCGCAAAGTCGGAAAGATTGAGAGATTCGATTGCCCCGGTTCCAGCAGTGGTTCGACCGAGAATCTTTCCACTGGCAATTCCAGCAAGCTTTGAAAGAGCGATTGCGGCAGATGCATTCACATCCGCATCCACAATTGTTCCATCAG